CCGCATCAAGATAAGCAATAGCCGCTCTAATATCGGAGTCTGCTAACGCAGCAGCAGAAGTACCGACAGTCTGCGAGAAACCTGAGAACAATGCCATAATGGCAGTTTCTAAGGTAGCCGCTACACTATAACCAGCATTCTCCGCATAAAGAGATTGAGCCTTGTAAGATGATTTAATCTTAGAAGCTACAACATCTTCAATTAAGAAAGCGGTGTGGTTATGAGTGTTGATTGTCAAATCAACAGTAGCATCAGTCGCATCAACTAATACAACTTCTGTATTAGGTGATTTAGTAACTGCCGCCATCTGCGTGATGACTGGCACGTGGATAATATCTCCACCACCAGCGATTTCTGAAGACCAATCTTCAAAGAAGGCAGCTGCCCTCAGATTGGCACGATAGAAATCATTTACTCTATTAGCCCAAATTTCCGGTATCATCATAGCGGAATTGGCTACTACAAAATTATTTGTACCTAAAGCCATACTATTTGTTTTTTCCTATTGGTTTACATTCCTATCGCCTTGCGGTGTTCTTCTTCAGTCATTCCAACAGCATTAATTAAATCAACGCCGCCGTATTTTCCTGAACCTTTAGACGCTCCTAACTGAGCCTTCTCTTTTTTTTCATCGGCCTTTATTTTTTGAGAATAGGCTTCAATAAGAGGGTCTTTCATAGCATCTCCAAGACTGATATTCTTAGCCTTAGCAATAACGCTGGCTTCGTTAATAACGGTCTCAGATACACCTTTAGCAATCAGAATCGCTTCTTCACGTGATAAACCTGTAGGAGTTTCGTTAATTTTTATTGGCTCTTCGACCTTAATAGTCGTAGCCTTTTTCTTCCAGTGTTCTTTTTGTGCTACTAAGGTGGCGTTTTCTTTACGCAACTTCTCGTAGTCTTCTACTGTAGGAGTACTGGTTTCTTCTACAGTCTCAGTTGATTCTTGAGGCTCGACCTCAGTCGGCTTAACGGTTTCAACTACCTCTTGTTCTTCATTTGTCATAGTTTTGTCTATTAGTCTTTTTTAAAATAGGTTTAGTCCTATTGTTGGCTCTTATAGTGAGCAAATCTGAGGCGATAGTAGGAATTGAACCTACTCTTAAGCCTAATCGCCTATATATAAACTTGTTTTTTTACTTCTGTTTTGTTTTTGATTTGGTCCAACTTTTTAAGGACAGAATGTATTTTTTTAGCCGCCTCCAACTTTCCCAACGTGTCAATGGCAATATCTTCATATCGTTTATTCTTATTGACATTCTTAGCCAAGGTGACTTCTGTTATCTTGTCCTTAAGCATTTGCTCAATTAAAAGCCAGCCTTGAGAACTAAGCGTCTGTTTAATTAAAAGATTGTCAGATTCTATGCTCATATTAATTTGAAGTATCCACCGCCCCCATTAGTTGGTCTTGCGGTTGGCCTGCCATTGGATTAGGTTTAGCTGGTCCCATTGCTTGAGCAGTCTGCATTAAATTTTGCTTCTGCTTAGGTGTAAGTTTCCAATAAGGTATACCGTTATTAGAACAGTAGTCTCTAAATAACGGCACATCTACGATTGCCGGATTAGCCTGAACCATCTGCAATGCATTAAAGTATGCATCGTTCTGCTGGGCCTTGTCTTGAGACTCTCCTGTAATGTTGAATTTAATATTAAACTTAGAACTGAACAATCCTTTCTTAATGTCTACTTTCCTGCCTACATACTTAGCGTCTCTATCTATTGCCTCCTGTATCTTAGCCTCTAGCTCTGGTGAATAAGAAGTTCCACTCTTAAGCTGGTCAAGAAGCATTTGGTCTTTAAGCCATTTATCGTACATTTCAACGTCCCCGGAGTCTTCCATAATTTCTAATATCTCACCTTTATTCCACTTCTTAATCTCAGAAGGCAATATCTTTTCCTTAAGAATGTAGCCAACAGTTTCGCCAATTCTCTCTTTGACATACTTAAATGAACTCTTAGCATTATTCTGTGTCACTGCTAAACTTCTGAAAGGCGTACCAGCTGGTGCATTTTCTCCAGAAACAATCTCGGGAGTATTGCAAAGAATATCAGCTTGCCTCTCAATTCCCACCAACTCATTTAATAACATTGTAAAAGCTCCATTATCAATTCCTATTTGTTGCAAGTCTGCTGAATTAATAATCTGGCCATTCAAAGCTCCAGTTAGAACATTGCCTGTCGTATTTGAGTCTGAAGTTCTAAGCAGAAGCAAAGATGCAATAGAAGTAGCTTGAGCATTCTCATTAACTAAAGTATTAGCTCTTTGTTGAAGTTTAAAGAGTCTTTCCGGAATGCCCATTCTTAACCATCTGCCTCTGTAACGACCAATATGAAAATCAAAGTATTGGAAGTCGGTATCCTTATTAAAATCTTCCTCTAGTAAGATAACCTCATCTTCCCCGGAGCCAGCTCCAATGTAATGTCTATACTCAAATGAACCGTCTTCATATTCTACGTTGCCAGTATATTCCCAAATCTCATTATGCTTAATAACATCTTGGTTATTAGTCTCTCCATTAGCTGTGGTTTTGCTAGCTATCTTAATAGCTTTATCAACATTATCCCAAACGTCTTTTTTCTCTTTAATCTCGGTATCAGTAAGATAGTGCATTTCAACTACGTCAGCATCCTTGATATATTTGACTGTCGGATTAAAATAAAGGTTTCTAAGGTCAGTCTCTTCAATTTTAGTCTTGCCATTTTCTTTATACTTCTTCCAAACCACCGAACCGTAAGTTGCTACACCCTCAGACATATCGTTTAAGGTAATCGCAAAATGGTTCTCATCTAGCCAACGTCTTATCTTTATCCTCAAGCAATAAGACTCAAAAATTCCCATATCTCCTTCTCCGTAAGGCATCAATTCTTTAGTATCTAAGTCTATGTTTTTAGCCACGTGCCCTATTCTTGAAGTAGAAATCTGCCAAAAAATACCATCAGCTCTATTTCTAAATTTGTCATTAATGTAAAGATTAATAAGATTGACAGTGTCGTATTGAGAAAAAAAGAACCCCTTAGACATCTCTAAGGATTTCGTCTTAAATGAACTGACAATCTCGCCCACTACTAGGCTAACATTTGTCTTTAATTCCATACTTTTTGAAAGTTATATAAAATTATTTTTATTATCTCCGAAATGTGTTGGAGATTTAGTCTGCCCACAACTTATGGCTAACATTCTAAAAGCATCTGCCCCGTGTGAACTCCAGTCGTGTGCTGGTCTATTTTTGTAAACTTTATTCTTCTCATCAAACTCTTTATGATAATTCATTAACTCGTCCAAGCCTCTAGCACAATTAGTTTTATGAAACCAACAACGTCTTAAAATAACTCTACTAGCTTGGATGCCATCGTCTATTGGTATCCCTGGGACTATTTGAAAATTAATACCCAGCTTTGCTGCCGTATCTATTCTGGCAACTCCAGAGCCTAATTCTCTAACTTGTATATCGTGCGGAGCAAAATGACTTTTATATATATAACCTTTGTCTTGTAAAACTTTGGCATAATGAGCTAAGCCTTCTCCGTTCGTTTCATAGTAATCTATAACTCTTATTTCATTGCCGAACTGCTGGGTGAACCAAATAGCTGTGCTATCGCCAACGCCTAAATCCCAATAAGTATTAACAGGTGAATCTTCTATCGGAATATCACTTATCCTACCGCCGTCGTCCAGCGTCTGTATTATCTTGCCGTAATAACTTCCTTGGACTGCACCATCGAATGAACAAAGATACTCTTGCCTAAATCTTAAATCATCTCCGTCTTCAGCTATATATTGTAACCTCTCACTCTCAAGCTGCTCTGGGGTAAATACATTTGTTTCTGTAGCAGGTAATATAGAAATGAACCAATCCTTAGTCTTTTTAGCATATTCCAATAAAGTATAGCCGTGGTTCCTACCTCTGCTCGTATAATTAAATATTGCCCAACCGCCGTTCTCTAATAGTATCGGTCTAATATATCCCCAAGCGATCGGATCTTGTAAGGCATATTCTGAAAATACACATCCGATAGGATTGGTACCGACAATACTATCTACATTATCAGTGCCTACTATTTGGAATATCGAACCATTAATAGTTTCAATAAGCATCTCTCCTTGGTCTGTTCTCTTTCTTAATGATTTAGGTATATGGTCTAGAAACTTAAAACCATCTTTATCTATTCCATTCCACAAAATCTTTTTACCTTGATTATAAGTTGGGAAAAAGTAATAATAAGCCCCAATCTTCTCAAACATCTTCTTAGCTACTATATTAATCAGCGTCTTATCCTTTCCAGCCCTTCTGTGCCATACACACAACAAACGCTTATAACCATTATCCAATGCTCTCAGGAGTGGCAGTTGGTAATCCCTCGGTTGGAAGTTGTATGGTATCCGCATAATTTACTATTTCTAATTTACCGTCTATTTTCTGCTCAATTTTATCAGCTTTACTCTTAAGATAAACGGGTAGTGCAATTTCCTTTACAGCTTTATCGTCGTCATTATTAGTTAAATGCTTATACACCCTTGAAGTAGCCAATTCCTCTAAAGTAATTTGCTTAATCTTCTCTCGGTAATTTGCTAATTCTTCTTCTAAGGTTTTTCTGCCACCCATCGG